GTATGGAAGTTATGCATGAAAGAAATGCACACAACTTCCCATTAGACTTAGCATCTGCTGAGACTACAGAGGTTGCTCTATCAGCACCATCAATCGGTTAAATGAAACAACTACTGCATAGTCCCTATAGAGACTTAATAGAATTCGGTTTCTTTATTGCAGTTGGTATAACCGCAGGATCTTTGGGGTTGATTTAATCAGATTTATCTGTTATAATTAGAGGGTGTAACAACCCTCTTTTTTTATGTCAGATATAATACTCCCAATTGACCCTGATTCAAACCCAGAAGTATGGGAAAAAGAACAAAAGAAAAACGCTATACAATTTCCTGAGTATGAATTTCCTTTTGAAAGTTTTATTGGTGGGTGGTTCATACCTCATGATGTTTGTGATCAATTAGTTGATCTCTATTGGAAAACTACGGAGAGTGATATACATGACGGTCAGATTGGAAAGGGTAGAATTGATAGATCTATAAAAGATTCTAGAGACTTATCGATCCATGAAAATTCCAGTAACTTAGGGTTTCATACTTATAGAAATCTTCTACAAAAAGTTACAAATAAATATCTTGACAGGTACACCCAAGCAGAACCTCTTGGTAAAATTGGATTTAGAGAGGGACATAACATTCAATGGTATCCAAAAGGTGGTGGTTATAAAGACTTTCATTGTGAACGTAACTTCATGGATCCTGTAAACCTTTGTAGACACCTTGTTTACATGACATATCTTAATGATATAACTGGTGATGGTGGTGAGACACAATTTTATTTTCAAAAAATTGATGTTAAACCACAGAAAGGATTGACATTGATCTGGCCATCTGATTGGACACACACTCATCGTGGTAACCCTGCAATAGACGAAGAAAAAATGATCATCACAGGATGGATACACTATGCACCTTAAAGCGTACACAACAGAAAATTGTTTCTACTGTAAACAATTAAAAGAACTTCTTTTAAGAGTTGATCAAGAATTAATTGAACAAAAATTAATTCAAATGGATTACATTACTGTTGGCAAAGACATTAGTAAAGAGTATTTTCAACATGAAAATCCAAACGCTATAGGTTTTCCATACGTTATAGTTGATGGAGAACCTATTGGAGGTCTTGTTGAGACCGCTAAATTACTCTTAAGAAAAGGTTTTGTTTCTGTCAAGAAAAAATGAGCGAACTTAAAATAAATAAAGGCATAGAGCTCATGCTCAGGAGGGCAAAAAAGAAGGAAGATAATAAAGAACAGAAACCTACCAAAGGTTTCTCAATAAAACAAACACTAACCCTCCTAAAAAGAAAAGTCTACTTCAACTTTGAAATCTGGTGGGAAAAGACACAAACTAGTTCGGAGTTGAACAATGACTGAAACGTTAATGATCTATATCTCAATTACTTCATCATTTATTTTCCTATGTGTAGGAGTTTTATTTGGTTGGGTAGCAGCAGAAGCAAAACAGGAGCATATGTATCATCAAGAACAACAAGGTGTTCACCCCGAAATGTTAAACTCAGATGGTCAATGGATCAATGAGGAACTTTTATCAGTTCGTTTCCTCGATGAGGACGAAATTGAAGAGGAATAAATATAGTTATCGCTATCAATAGGTTATGCAATTATTAATGAATGAGGTGCTACAAAAGGTTAGCAACGCTAAGACAAAAGCACAGAAGATAAAACTTTTACAAGAATATAATACTCCAGCACTCAGACAAGTTCTGATCGCTAACTTTGACGAGAGTGTTATCTCTATGCTTCCAGATGGAGAGGTTCCATACAAACAAAACGATGCTCCAGAAGAGACAGAACATACAGTTCTTGTACATGAGTACCGTAAACTTTATCTATTTTTTAAAGGTGGTGCAAACATCTCACAAACACGTCGTGAGACTTTGTTCATTCAACTTTTAGAAGGTCTTCATAAAGGAGAAGCAGAAGTGCTCTGTTTGATGAAAGATAAAATGATTGGTAAGCGTTGGAAAATTACTAGACAGTGTGTAGAAGATGCTTTCCCTTCAATTACTTGGGGAAACCGTAGTTAATGACCACATTGAATATTCTAAAAGAAAATTGTGATCCTAAAAAGGATAACAATACTACACTACCATATAATGCATACCTTGTTCAGTATAAGATAGGCGACAAGGAAGAAACGAGATGGGATCTCACCATGGCATATAAAATGTCTGAGATATTTGATTATTACTATGACAAGTATAAAAATGTTCTAGCAATAATACAATCTGAAGGTAAAGTCCCTCCTAAATTATGGAAAGATCCAAACAAAAAAGAAAAACCAAAACCTAAAAAGAAATGAACTGGTGTATTTTCTACTGCAGAAACGATGACCCAATGAATTGGCATACGATGAGACTTAAGAGAAGCGATGGTGTTTTAGTATCTGCAAAAACTTATGATGAAGTATTTAAGTTTAGTCAATACAAACAGGCATGGGAATTTGCATCAGAATTACTGACAAAAGATCCGAAAGAAACATACAATTGTAAAGTAAAAAGAGTATGTCGTGCACGAAAGGACGCTTTCTACCTAGCAGGAAACTAAAGAAATAATAAAATGTTACTTGTGTTACCATTTGCTAACACTAAATATATGTGGTACAATATAACCGTACGTTCATCCAATGCATGGACTTGCTCTTTTAGTAACACTTCTATCTCAACATGATTATTCACATTGGGAAATGTCATGTGACGAGTGGAACCAAAGTAGGGTTGAGATTATGAGCGATCAGCATCTCATTCCTGATGCTAAAGAGTATCTAATAGATTACTTCTACACTAAAGTAGATGGTGATTGTAGACCATGGTCTATTGGACGCAAGTAAGCCGACACGGAACGGGTTCGTTCATCCCTAACGGGACGCAAATGCCGACTGAAGGAACGGATTAAACATCCAACTACTTTAGGAGAAAACCGATGGCACAAGTCACATACAGAGGAGTTCAGTATGATACTGATACTCGTGTACAACAGCAAAAGCAGCAAGAACCTCAGCAAAAACAATTAGTTTACAGAGGTATTGCAGTTAAAAACAAGGAGGAACTATGCAAGTAATCGCAGAAATTTCTCTCGCAATGGTCGTTGTTTTATCTTTAATTTATGGAGAAGTAATGCTTCTTCAACTGAACAGAGGATAAACCGATGCTAAAAATCCATTTTAGCTGGGGTGCAACAGATCTACCAGAGTATGATCCTGACAAACACGACCCTCACAGAGTATTCGCAATGCTATGTTACAGGGGTATCCATTATGCTAAATGGGTTAATTTACAACCATTCAATATGAAAAACTGGAATCTGTTTGATCCCAGACAAACAGAGAAATAAAAGAAGAGGGGTTGACCCCCTCTTTTTTTGTGGTATAATACCTATACTACTCACATAAATATGGATAGAGGGAAGTTAAAAAACATCGTCAAGAGTTTACAATCTCTGCTAGATGTGTTAGAATCTGAGGTATACTCTGATATAGATGCATACCGCACTAACGGAAACAATCACGCTTACACACAAGGGAGGGATGACGACGATGGATACCCAGATTAATTACTCAGATGAGATGATGCTCCATAGAAGAGAGTGTCTACTATCACTAAAGGAATTTGGTTTCGGTAAAGATATCTACGAATTTTGTACTGACTGGGTGCTAAATCATGCAACTACCCAAGGTATTAAAGAAGCATTTAAAGAGTATGAAACTCAAAGACCAAATCAAACTAATCAAATCAGCACTTAAAAAGCATGAGTTATATTCTGATGTAGAATTACACTACATGAAGAAGACACTTAACAATGCAAAACACGAACTTAAACTAAAAAAACTAAGGAGAAAGAAAGGATTTAATAATGAATTCAGTGAAACTAGTAACCGTAACACCAGATGCAGAGAAGACGATGGGTTACGTAGCACGAGTGAGCAACCCAAACAATCAGGAGAACCCTAAAGTTGCAGGTCTTTTAAAATACTGTATCAATCATCAACACTGGTCTGTATTTGAACAGGCACATATGACACTAGAGATTGAAACTACTAGAGGAATTGCTGCTCAGGTTTTAAGACACAGATCATTTACTTTCCAAGAATTCTCTCAAAGATATGCCGACAGTTCTATGCTGTCAAGTTCTATTCCTATGTTTGATCTACGTCGTCAAGATGAAAAGAACAGACAGAATAGTATTGATGATGTTGATGAGTTTACTAAACAAGAACTTGAGATTGCGGTTAACCGTTACTTCGCTGAAGGAATGGACATCTATAAACAAATGCTAAGACTTGGAATTGCAAAAGAGTGTGCTCGCTTTGTTCTTCCATTAGCAACTCCAACCAAAATTTATATGACAGGATCTGTAAGATCGTGGATCCACTATATAGATCTACGCAGTGCCCATGGCACTCAAAAAGAACACATGGACATCGCTAACGATGCAAAGCGTGTGTTCTGTGAACAATTTCCTATTTGTGCTGAAGCACTGGAGTGGAACTAATGCCAACATATCCCGTAAAGAATTTAAAAACTGAAGAGAAGAAAGAACTCTCCATGACTATGAAAGAATATGAACAATGGAGAAAAGACAATCCCGATTGGGATAAAGATTGGCAAGCAGGAGTTGCTGCTGCTGGTGAGGTAGGAGAGTGGAGAGACAAGATGGCAACCACACATCCTGGTTGGGCAGACATTATGAAGAACAAAATTGTTCCTCAAGCTAAACTTAAAAACAACAAAACTATCACTGAGAAATACAGATACTAATATGCCAGTAAAAAAGAAGACTAAAGCACCAGGTCAGGGTATGACTGCTAAACAAATGAAGCGTCGTAAACCTATTAGTGCAGATTATATGATCCCTGTTGAACCTCTCACTGATAATCAGAAGGTGATGTTTGATGCATGGGATGAGGGTAAGATGATCTATGCTTATGGTGTAGCAGGAACTGGTAAAACTTTCGTTGCTTTATACAAAGCACTCAAAGAAGTACTAGATGATTACTCACCATATGAAAAGATCTATATTGTTAGATCTCTAGTCGCAACTAGAGAGATTGGTTTCCTACCTGGTGACCATGAGGATAAGTCATTGTTATATCAGATACCATATAAGAATATGGTACAAGCAATGTTTGAAATGCCTGATGACAATTCGTACGAAATGTTGTATGATAATCTTAAGGCACAAGAAAGTATATCTTTTTGGTCTACTAGTTTCATTCGTGGAACTACATTAGACAATGCTATTATTATAATTGATGAGTGTCAGAACTTAAACTTCCATGAGTTAGATAGTATCATCACTCGTGTAGGACAAGACAGTAAGATTATATTCTGTGGTGATGCAGCACAAACTGATTTACAAAAGATCAGTGAACGCACAGGCATCATTGACTTCCAACGTATCTTACAGAACATGGAAGAGTTTTCTATGATT